ATAAAAAGTTCATTTTTTTCATTTTTTGTTTTGATTTGTTTGTCATATCTACACTCCATATAAAATTAGTTAGTTTAACATGATAAAAATATTTACTATAGTTTACCTCCTTGACATTATTGATGTTGGTTGTTGTGCCTCTGCTTCACCACTTGGTAGTTGTGAATTAAATGCATCTTTTACAGCACTTAAATATATTTTATATCTTTTTCCTAAAGCTGTAAATTCATGTCTTGCTTTAGTAATTAAAAATTTACCAGAATAATACTTATCAAAAGTATCACCGTGTACTGTACCAATTACTGGTACTAAAAAGTCTATTACATCACCCATTTTAATTGTGGTCACACCATTTATTTCCATATTAACTTTTACTCCAAAATCTAACTCTGTGTGTTTTGCAAACCTATGTTGTACTGTTTTTGATACATCATTTGGGGTAAAGTTTGTTTTTGAATCAACATAGTGCTGTGTATCTAAATTATCAGAATCTTTTGATGTGCTATGCATAAATATTCTTGCGTCCTTAAAATCACCTAAATTATTGTCAAACTCATCTATTGGTGCATCATTGTATATTGGACTATCACTTTCACCATTAGATACTCTCTTATATTTATCAAAATCAGAAAAGTAATCATATCTTTGTACATCATAGTTTTTTTGATACATATTGTAAGATATTGACTTAGATGCTAACATACCAGACTTAATATTTTTTTTAGTGTCATTATTAGATGCAATATCATAAAATAAAACTCTTTTTATATCTTCTTCTACATTGGCTATATCACCACTATTAATACTACCTTGGTCTGATGCCATATACTCACCCTTACTACCCTCTCCATATAAACTATCTAATGTTCTGAAATGAAATCCATTTATATTTTCAAAAAACACATAATTTGGTGAGCCAGTTTCACTAATTGCATCAGTTGTTAAATCTCTAATTAATGAATATGGATTTTTATTTGGCACTATAATTTTTTTAATGCCTTTTGTGTCCTCAGTAAATATTTTTTTATTGGTATTAATTGTTACTTTATCTCTTAATATTATAGGAACAATATCACTTATGTTACCCTCAAATTTTTTAGATATTCTTGTGCGGTCATTTCTTAGAGATTCTGGTGAACAAAAATGTATTTGTACCACCTCGTTACCTTTATCTGCAAACCTTTTATCTATTTTATACACAGCCATGACATGCTCTGTAAAGTCTATTGGATTAGATTCTAAACCTGTAGTTTTAATTTTAAATGATAAAAATTCTTGACCCACTATGGGTGCATTTACCACTATGTTGTTTGTGTCAATAAACAATAAGGAGCCAGATAGTGAATTTGAAAACATATTTTCATATATGTTTAGTGATAAGTATACTGCCATTAAATTAATTACATTACCAGATGAGGTAAATAAATCAAGTTCTAATAGGTCATACTCTCCAGCGTACCTAGTTCCTTTTATATCTTCCATTAGATTGTGCTTTCACTCATTAATGATTTAAATTCTTCAACAAAATCAGCAATAAAAGATGGGTCTAAAAGTCTTATCTTTCTTTTAATGTCTTGTTGTTCTTGTTCATGTTCAAAATTAGTTATGGCAGTAGCAGTTGGGTAATCTGTGTTATCTGTACCAATATTAATTTTTACTGATGTGTCACCAGATGATTGTGATATTTCATAATGATGTACCGCATCAACATTTGAATACTTTTCATTTACAAATTGTAGAAACTGTGCCTCTGACATAGGCCAGTCATGATATCTGTCTGTAATATCATTTAATAACATTACTACCCAATGTAAGTTAGCATCACCATACATTTTAAATGCAATCGTTTCTGGTGATTCACCATTCTTTACATCATATGTATCAAATAGTGATGCATTAGATTTTACTTTTGCTCTTACACCAACACGCCTAAGTAAATTTTTAACATCTTTAAACTGACCTGTCAATTCTGAATCATAAGGTATGGTTGGAAAATTATCAAAGTACATACTAGAATCCCTCTATTGCTCTTTCTCTTGTGATGAGTTCTATTTCTTTAAAATTTAATGTTATGCTTGTTTCTACTGGTGGTGCACCTTCTTCATTCCCCTCAAATGTTCTATATCTATCTCCACCATAACTTACATCCATGCTTTCTAGATAACATTCTGATACTTTGTTTATATAACTATTTTGTTTTCCTTGCCACATGTACTCAATATTAAAAGTATCTGGGTATTTCATTAATCTACCTCTAGTATTTTGGTCAACCATTTCAGGTAACATATGAAATTTAAATTTGTTTACTATATTTCTTACCTCATCAGCTTCTTCTTTACTCTTTGGCATCATTTTAAATGTATATGAAAATGCTCTTTTTTCTAATCCTTTAAATGCTAATTCCATGCGGTCTGAAACTATTTGACCCATACTCATTTCTATGGCTTCTCTTGCTCCACCTAATGAAGGTACTGAACTTAGTAAATTTGCTAAACCATCTACTGATGCAGATTTAAAAACATTTTCCATATTTTTTGATACACTATCAGCAGTTGCCTCACCTCTTATAGCCTCACCAATAAATTGTGACCCTGCCTGTGTTAAAGCACCAATAGTGGTATCAGTATATTTTGCAGAGTAATTTACTTTTACATCTGCTGGCATAAACATTGTAATTACTGTATCTAATCTTCTAGTTGCTGGTCTATCAATAGATATAGTTTGTTTAAAATTTTGTTTATCTCCCGTAGAACCTTTATTATGGTCTTTACCTGTTGCAACTTTTTCTCTTATTATTTTTTGTGCTTCAGTCGTACTACTACCATCTTCTTTAAAAAAGAAATGTAAGTGACCACCTTCTTTTTTAGATGCCTCTATCCCCTCTTTAAATTTTCTTCTTTTTTCTTCATCTTTTATTGTTTTTGCACCAACAGGATTAAGAAAGGCCTCTAACTCATCAAACTTTAATGTACTATTTGTTTGTTCATTAATATAAAACATAATGTAATGACCATGATTACCTCTTGTACCAGCATCTGTGTTTTGAATATCTATTGGAAATGATAGTAAATTAGTGGTTCTCTTTCCACGATTTACATTACCAAAATCAGAACCATCTCTATTTCTAGATGGGTCTATTAGTCCAGCAATATTACCAGCAACTCTCCTAAGTTGTCCACCTACGAATGACCTTGCTATTGATTTACCTACTCTCTTTATATTGTCTATTGGCATGTCTAAATAGTCCTATAACATTTAAAGTATTTATAACGACTATGACATATAAAGGATTGTTTAAACCTAAAAACCCTTCCAAGTATAAAGGGAATATCAATGAGATTGTGTATCGTTCCTCTTGGGAAAAGAAGATGATGATATACTGTGACACCACTAAATCTGTTGTAGAATGGGGTAGTGAAGAATTGGTTATTCCATATGTTTCGCCATGGGATGGTCGTTATCATAGATACTTCCCTGATTTTTATGTTAAAGTTAGAGATAGAAGTGGTAAACTAAAAAAGTATATCATAGAAGTTAAACCTAAAAATCAATGCACACCACCAGAAAAAACTCCTAAAAGAAGAACAGGTAAATGGTTCAGTAGAGTAAGAACATGGGGTATCAATAAAGCAAAATGGAAATCAGCAGAAGAATTTTGTAAGTCTCATGGTATGCAGTTCAAGATACTAACCGAAGACCATCTAAATCCTAGATAACTTATTTCTTACTTGTTCCTGCGTATAGTCCAAACCAAGCTGCGCCTGCACCAACAACGATACTTACTAAACCAGATTGTTCCATTGTTGGATTACCTAATTCCATATACCAAATGACTACTTTATACAGTAGATAAATGTATGTTGTAATGAATACTCTAGGGAAGATACGCCATGCATCTACAGCCCTTGCCATGTCTATCCATGATTGATATTTGTTTTTACTAGAATCAACAACATTTGTATCTACTTCTAGTTCTATATTTACTTTTTTTGTTTCAGTCATTTTTTTTGGTACCTCGTAATAACTTAAATTTGGTTTTTTATCATCCATTTATAATCCTGTTCTTTCTTGTTGTTCATCTACAATACTTATATTAGAATGTTGCTCATTAGTTACTGAATTAGATTGATTCATTTGATTATTATTAACCACTACTGTATATGCACCACCCACATTTGGCACTATACCTCCAGCTGCACCTGGTACAAATAATTCTGGGCCCTTTTCACCTACAACATAAGGTGTTCCTGCTGCAACAGGTCCTCCCATGTATCTACTTTCAGTTTCATCATCATCACCAAACAAAAAACCAAGTATTTTTCCGCCTATATCATCAAAAAAACCTCCGACCGATTTTAAAACAGAAAATGTACCTTTAAATATATCTACTACAAAATCAATTATACCATTAAAAAAATTTTTTACATCTTCTCTAAATCTTTCTGGCACAAACAAATCTACTAAACCTAAAAGTAATGTTCTTATACCCTCAGTTATTCCTAATATTGCACCTTCTATTGTTGAGTAAAATATTTCTAAAGGTCCTGCACCACTCGTAAATGCTTCCATAAACCCCTCTACTGCACCTTGAATTGCTTTGAATGCCAAATATGGAATAAGAAAAAATCTTCTAAATATACCAAGTATTAATCTAAACACTCTCCTAAATGTTTTAGTAAATGGTACTAAAAGAGCTACTATTGTACCAACCAAATTATTTTCAAAAAACTCCTTAAATGTAATTTCACCTCTAAATGCTTTTCCAAAGTCACCAAAAAATCTACCAGTGGCATTTAATAAATCAGCTAACGCCTGAGAAGCAGGTTCAAAATAAGTAAAAAGAGCACTAATAGCTATAAAGAGAAGAGCAGCGAATCCTGCTTTCCCAGTAAAGTTTTCAGTTAGTTTACTAAAACTTTCTTTTAATTCTTTAAATGGTTGAGTAAAGGAATCAATTAGTGATTGATTTCTACCATCTTCTTCATTTTTTAAATCTTTTTCTTTTTCTTTTTTTCTAGATTCTGCTTGTTTATCTTGATTGACCACTCCCTCTATTATTCTATCTGCATTTTCTATTTGATTTTTGTTTAAATCTTCAAGTGCCTTTACTGAGGGGGCTTGTGCATTTCTCATGATTTCATTAAAAATAAAAACATCAGGTCTTTTTAGTATACCCATGCCTAATAAATTTGCAAGACCATCAAATCCTTTTTCTAGTCTGTCACTAATCGCAATTTTTAAATCTTGTAAATTTTTAACTGTATGTTCATCGGCTTTAGTAATGACATTATCAATCTTAGTTATACCCTCTTTTTGTTCAAATTTTTTCCTTTCTTTATGAAGAACTTGAGCATTAGCTATCTCAAAGAAATTACCCATAAAAAGTGATTTCAAAGTATCATCTTCTATACCTTGAGCAACAAGTGCATTTACACCAGTTTTGGTTGCTCTCATTTCTTCAATTAATGATGCTAATTGCTTATCCTCTGCCATTTACTTTACCTTCATTTTCTTTTTTTCTTGTTCTATTCTTTTATTTTCTTCTTCAACATGTTGCACGACTAATCCTACATATATCTCTCTTTCCCACGGTATCATATTCTCTAACTCTGTTAATGAGTATTTATGATGTTGCATAAGAGAGAAATTACTTTTGTAGTAATTTTTTAGGCTCTCATGTGAGAGCCCTATACTAAAAAACTTTGTAGCCCTTGTAGAACCACTTCACTTTTGACTTTAGTATTAGGATTTTCTACCTCTATAACATGTCTTAGTTTTGGCATAGTTTCAAAAAACTCTGCAATTTTTTGAAATTGATTTGTGTCTAAAGATTCTATAAATTCATTTAATTCTTTTGAACTAATATCACTTTTTTTATGTATTTCATCACCATGTTGTATTTCTTGTACACAATCTGATATCATTTCAAATAAAGCCTCTGTTTGAGTTTTATTTTTTAATGTTCTGTAAGAACTCAAAAGAGGGTAACTAAAAGTCATTTTGATATTATCAGTTATCTCAACCATATTATTATGGTCATTTGTCATAGTGCATTCTATATCTTCAAGATTAAGTGATACTGTAACTTTAGTTTTTTCATCATCTGGGCAAGTGACTTGTATTTGCACATTTTCTCCAACAGATTTTGTTCTTAATTTTAAAAAAACATACTCTGCATCAAACATTGGACATGTTTTTGTATCTATTTTACCAAAAGTGCAATCACTAATCAGTTGGCTCATTGCATCAACTATTTCACTAGAATTTTCTGAATCTTGTGCCATCAACAATATTTTTTGTTCTTTCACTAGGAAAGGTCTATACTTAATATCTTCACCTGTTGATGGTAGGGTTAAGGTATAAGTCTTGGTTTCAAGCTTAGGTAAGGCCATAATTTTTCACTCCTTAATATTATAATAATCTTCTCAATACTTTAGGTATATTATTTATAATGGTTTTATCAACTTGGTTAGCAACAACTCTTTGTAGTGTACCAAGTAATGGTTTTGGTAAATCTTGTTCACTTGTTAGATTTGTCCAATATCTATATGAAAAAGTAATATCAACAGTCTGTGGTGTGGTTGTTGGTTGTGCATCTAGAGATTGTGATGCAATAGTTTTAGGAAAACACTCCCATAACTTAACACCATATCTTCTTGCATTACTTCTATCTAAACTATAGATTTCCATACCACCCACATAGTCATCATAATATTGCATTGCCCAAGTATTTGGATTAAATGCAAGTTTCTGCCAGCGTTCAAAAAACTGTTTCTCTTTATAACTTTCTGACATGTAAAATGAAGCAGTAATATCACCATAAGTAAATCCATTCATTACCTCTTTTGTTGGACCATATAAATTTGTGTCTGGTGTTGAATCTATGTTTAGGCCTGGAAACTCTACCTTGTTACATTGTAAAGATACATCTCTAGGTTTTGCTTCAGTTACATCATTTATCAATCCAGCAAATGTGTTAAGTGTATTTCCTGCTGAACCTCTTGTACCTGTTGGTACAAAAAACATAACCTCATATCTAGAGGGAAGTGCTACACCATTGTCATCTTTGAGTGGTGCAAAAAACTCATTTAAAAATGATGTTGCTGTATCTGATACAAAATTTTTTAAATCTGCCATTAAATCATACCTCTTGATTTTGCATGAACATATTTACTACCTTTTTTCTTAAACCTTGCCACAGGTAATAGTGCAGCAACAATAAATTCATCTGCATTTATTTTTCTAAATCTAGACCTAACATTTGTATTAAGGTATCTTTTTAAGCACGGTTTAATTTCTCTAATTCTTTTTAGAGATGTATAACTGCCTCTTATTTCTGTTGAATCATCTAACTTTTTATTATTTGCAAAATTCATAAGTCTGTCTAGTAATCTTACTCTTATAGGCATAGACAAGTAATGAAAATTAATACCTAGAAAACCATCACTATATTGTTCTATGGGTAATATCAATGGAAATCTATCATAGTATGGTAGTTTCTTTTTCATCTTTGGGTCATAAAAGAACATATTTAACTTACCAAATACAGGTGTTCCTCTATTGTCTCCGTCATTAATCAACTGACTAGGGGTGGGGTCTCCAAGTTCCTTTATTTTATTACGAAACCAAGCTGTAGACCTATTTCTACCACCTGCAGCCTTCATAACTTCTTGTATGTAATTACTTACCGCCATGTATTTATTTATAAGGAATATAAGAGATTATGTGAAAAAAGGTGTCCCCGAAAGGACACCTCTCAGTAGATTAGTTATCTGCTAGTTTTTCAAAATA